CTACGTATTTTGATAACTTGGATAACCTTTCTCCTGAGTTCCTGAAAGAGGTGGAAGATATGAAGGTGAGTAATCCTGAAAAGTATGCTCATGTGGTTATCGGACGCTGGGCTGACGTTGCAGAAGGTGCTGTGTTCAAGAAGTGGGGAATTGTTGACGAGTTCCCGGCTTGGGCAAAGAAAATTGCTTTCGGGCAAGACTTCGGTTATACGCATGATCCGTCTGCTTCCATTCGTTGTGGTATCGTTGATAACGCCCTTTACTTGGATGAAGTGGATTACCGTACTGGATTGCTTTCTTCTGACATCATCAAGACTCTTCGCCCGTGGGGATTGAAAGTCATTGCTGACAGCGCAGACCCACGTTTGATTCAAGAGATACACAACGGAGGAATCAAGATATATGCCGTAGAGAAAGGTGCAGGCTCTATCAATGCCGGAATTGACAAAATGAAAGATATGGAGATTTATATAACCAAACGCTCGTACAACTTACAAAGCGAGTTCAGAAAGTATGTTTGGGCAAAGGATAAGGACGGGAACTATATCAACGAACCGGAAGACCATGACAATCACGGAATAGATGCTGTACGTTACTATGTATTGGGTTGTTTGCTTGGACGCATTTTGAAGCCGAAAGATTTAACAGGAATATTCACGCATTAAAAATATAAGCTATGCCATTGAATTTAGAAGAAATATTAGCATTGTCTGACATCGGGCAGAAGATAAACTATCTGAAGAAAGGTAGGAAGACTGAACTTCCCGACTGTTGTAAACTTTGGGACGATTGGAATCCGGAACGCCATGAAATCATGGTTGACAAAAAGAAGTATCCGGACAGAAAGGTTCTTGAAAAAGAAGCAGAGAAACACTTCGATGAAAAAACTGGTAAGACTTATGAAATCGAAGCAAAGTATAAGACTGAACCGGTGAACCGTATTTCCATTCCATTGGAACAAGATATAGTGAACATTCAAACTGCTTTCACGGTCGGCACAGAACCGTCTATGGATTGCACTCCAATTGATGATGATGAAAAAAAACTGCTGGATGCGGTCAAAGCTGTATTCAAGTCTAATAAAATCAAATATCAAAACAAGAAGATTGTCCGTGCCTGGCTCTCCGAACAAGAAGCGGCAGAATATTGGTATGTTACCGATGATGATTCGTTTTGGGCGAAGTTTTGGAAGAAAGTTAAGACTACGTTCGGTGGCAAGGTCAAGCCCACCAAGAAACTGAAAAGTGTGTTATGG